CACAATTACTGAACTATCAATAACGCTATATCCTGCGCCATCACCGATATAACTTGTACTATCTATAGCAGCAACAAGATACTCTGTTCCATCACATTTAATAGTAGTATCACCGACTGGTGCAATCACTGTATTCGCCCAGATGATTCTACTTTTATTGCCATCATAGTTTGTCACAATATTCCAAACACTACCGGGAGTTAACGTCCACTTAGGACTAAACCTAACAATAGCACTTACGTTAAAGAAACTCGGATTACATGAACCAGTTTTCAAAGCTTCTGAAACGTAAAGCCCTATCTTCGAATATCCTGTCTCATTCGGATGAAACCCGTCAGCACCCATAAGACCATCAGAATGAATAGAATACTGTACGTTATTCAAGTAAAACCAATCAACTGCATTAAACTGATACGCCTCACACACCTTGTTAAATTTATCCCAGTTTGTTGAATTAACATCCCACCCAATCATTCCACAAAAGATTTTAGCGTTAGGAAATTTACTTTTCGTTTTATTGTAAAAACTCATTTCAGCAATTTGTATCGTGTTAATGTCCGCTGGCTCATTATAACCGCCACACACAACTATATTTTTTACACTCTCTGGTGTGTCAACTTGAACGCTATCAAGTAACGATTCAAAAGTATTGTTTGCTACTGCAAAACCAGTACCACCACGACAGATTATCATATAGTCTGTAATCCCACAATTTTCGATAACATAATTCACCCATGGCTTAATAGTGTGGCCCTTTATAGCACCAGTATCATCGAATATTGTGGTATAACCCTCACCGTAACTATCACCGATGAAAACAGTCTTACCAGATAAATCAAGTTGTCCAAATCTTTTCCATAGTCTTTTAGTTTCTTCTTTGGATTCAGAATCACTGATAAAAAGTTCTGTTCCAGATAAATCAATTTTTTCAATATATTTTTTCATTGTTTACCACCTATATTAGCCTTTTGCATACACGAATAAAGTTTTACTTTCTTCGTTATATGACGCATTTAACAATACTTCGTTTTTGTGATCATTAATCCACTGATTGAAAAGTTGTTCAGTGTTATTACCAATAAAATTAACTGCGTCAATCGTTTTATTTAAAACACCGACAACGTGCGTTAAGCACTCGTAGTATGATAATGATTCATCAAACACACTCGGTAAAACTGGTGTAACCAAAGGAAAACACATACGTCTAATGTTCTCATACCCTGTCATTTTTTCACCTCACTACCATAAATTTAAAAATAAGTCGTTAAACTCTTCAATAATCATCATATCAATGTTTAGAAAAGTTTCACGATATTCTTTTAATAAAGCACTGTAATTTTTACTACCTTGTTTGCCGACTATTGTATCTATATATTCGTCTGTCGTGTTTGCTTCTGTTTTATTAGTATTCGTTTCACTGTTAACGCTATTTGTGTTTGTGTTTGTATTTGTTGTGTTTTCGTCAATGTTTTTTCTAGCGTTCGTTAAATAGGTTTCATTTTCAACACCTGTCAACGCACCCTGTGGTGTATCACTGTATAAATCACGGTTTACACCGTTATTCTGTGAAATACTGTTACCATTAACTGTCGTATTATTAACAGTTCTGTTATCGCCATTACTGACAGTATTACCTTTACCCTTATGCTCCCTTGTCAAGTCCACGTCAAAAAATGGATTAAATTTAAGATTGCATGATTCATACAGCTGGTTGTATAACGGCATAATTTCTTCCAGTTTAGTATTCATCCACAACTGCCATACACCAAAAGTTTCAGCACCGATTTCACGCAAGTAAAAATGTTTCAATATTTTTGAGCAAATTATCTTTCTATAATCTTCATCAAAAATTTTTACTTTTGTTGTAAAAATTTTATCCCATGATTTAGATATTATTTCATCAACAGATAAAGAACCCATGCTTTCATTTAACCCACTTTTGCTTTCACAGATAAATCTAACTTGCGTTGTATATTTACTCAAGAGTATCACCACCTAACGTATCATTCTCAATATCTGTACTTTGAAAATCTTCTCTGTAATCAACAGTTATATTCAGTCCAAACATTTTATTGATTTTTTTAACCGCTCTGCGTCTGCTTTCAAGTCTTGAATATCGGCTAGCGATCGTTCCACCTTGATTTCTGATAATCTCATCTGTAATCATACGCTCTCTCTTTGTAGTGTCGATATTTGAAATACCTAAATAAGTAAGTGCTTCATTCCAGATTTTAACCTTTAAGTCATAAATTTTATCGGAAACAAAAGGTGCGTCTGTTTTTAACACGCTGAGACTTTTGATATCTAAATTGCTGTCACCAAAAATTACAGGGTAATTGCCCTCATATTGTAAGTAAAGATTTTTCATAGTCAACTTTTGTTTCTCATCACAAGTTATTAAAACAGGTGTTTTTTGAGCATTTGCGTTAATGTCAACTATTCTATCAAGATTGTACAATCTATATGCAAACATTTGTACGTCAAGTGCTGAATTAGTTCTCAGCATATTGTTCCATATAATTACACTGTTGTCTTTATCAAGTGTTGTTTGAAATTGATTATATCTACTATACGCTCTACGCCTAGTAGGTTCACCGTAAATATCAAAACCACCTTGATATGTCATATTCAAAGCTAATTCGCCGATTACATCATCTTTAAAAAATACCATGCAACCAGAAGAAAAAAGTCCTAGTTCTAAGTATCTTTCATCGACAGTATCTGGTAAATTTTTCCATTCAAACATTGACATAGAAAGTTCCATTAATCGGTTATAATATTGCACATAAGTTGCACCGTTCGCCATTAGCGTATTATGAAACGATTGATTTTTCTTTTTCTTCATTATACACCACCTTATAACACTGAGTTATCAACTTCATAGTTTCCTACGTTTTCACCATTCACCCACCATGTAATACCACTGTCAAAACATTTGCAAATTGTACGGATAGCATCTATTGGGATATTACCTCTTACAACGCACCCATTAGTTTTTATAAATGTGAACTCTTTTCTTGCATGCAAGTTTGGAATAGCTTTTACATTAAGAGAGTAACCATAAACAGTAAAAAAATCATCAACCTGTTTTAAGTATGATTGAGTTAAGCATTTTATCTTCACCCTCGGTATTTTTTGAAGCAAAGTTGCTACAATCTGGCTGTTATCAGTTGTGACGAGTTTGTTAGGCTGATTGTATGCAACAGCTACATTGTTAAGCTGATTTGTCAGTCCTATTATATCATGACCTACGCCAAAATAATTTCCTGTTAAAATATCAGCACCTAAACTAACTGCATTCTGCGCTGCTGATATAGCAGTATACATGCCGTTATTTGCCAGCCACGCACGAAAAGTATCACTTGCAAAACTTGCCATAGGAAAGTTACTAATAACAAATGTTTCAGAATAATTTTCTGGTTCACCCTTATAAGATAAAGGTGTGATACAAATTTCTGGATTTCCAACGTATTTACCGTAAACATGAAAATCAATATTATTACTACCAAACATTTCTGGTAAATAAAACTGAGAGTTTCCACAATCATCTGTTGCTTCATAAAGCATATAGGGTGATGAAAACAATTTGTTATTTTTTGGAATGTAGCCGTTAATGCTATCTGGTACTTTGATTGACATGTTATATCGAATAGGTGCATCTAAACCATAATCAATAATGTGTGATGATGCAGGTTGACTCCCACCACAAAATGCACTCGGAAACATATATGCCGAATAAATATTATCTTGATCAAAATCACTAAGCACATTTACTAAAAAATCTTTCACACTATTACTGGTATTTTGACAGTAATAATATTGAGCACAACTAACAACACCGTTTTGCTTCAAAGCTAAAATATCGTCTTTTCCTTTTGGTGCAGTACAGACAACTAACACCCAGTCATGCAAATTTCCGATTGTATGCCCGTCAGAATCAACGGTTGTATTTGGCACGTGTGATTGAAGAGTAATCATGTTTCCGAAGTCGATTGTTTCTGGTTCGATATGCTCGTATTTATTGTCGGTGACTGTGTGCTGACGTTCAATATAGCATTCTTTTAATTGCATTTCAAACAGCCATGTTTGCACCTCGTCAATCTCAAATTCAACAGTTGACATTTCGTTGTTAACATATTCAATTTTTGTAATAAATGCATAGAACCATTTATCACCAAAATTTATGTTTTTAAACATCATATAATTGCACTCATAGATGTTATCAGCACAAACACCAACCCTTGCAACACCTTTATTTATTCTCTGGTACGAATAATTTCCCAAACTATATTTTTGTTTAGAAACAAAATATCCAATCTGGTCAGCGTGTGTTTGAAAGAATAACGTGTGCTTATAGCTGTTATCGAGTGGCACATCTTTTAAAAGTCTTATATTTGTAGTTGGTTCGATATACATTATTCATCACCTATATAGATAAAAAATTCATTAACACACTCTACTGTTGCATTTGATAAAAATTCAATATAAGTTTCGTTATCCTTAACGAACGGTAAACATATTGATTCAATAGGTGTTGTATTATCACTATTTACAAGAATAATCGAATAAATTTTGCAACTTAATTCTGCATAACGGTTACTACTATTAATAGAATAGTTTGAAAAAGAATGAAGCAAATTTGAATCAACCGTATCAACAATATATTCCCAATGACCCTTAATTGGTATTACAGGTAAGTTTTGCAATTCATTTTCATCTAAACTATCAAAAGTTGATTTTAAATTTTTACTACCGTTTCTAATATTTTCGCCTACATTCCCCCACACTTTACCGCTTGAATCAACAAAAGCACTTTTATTAATTTTCTGTTCTGCCATAATCCCTCGTTTCTGAGGGTGGAAAAAACCACCCTCTGAAAAATATTATATTATATTATACTGCTGTCTTTGTAAGAGTAACACTCACGCCCACATTACTGGATGCGCTAATCTTAGTCGTGCTATTCGTATAAGTAGCACCACCGTTTTCAACCACAATCTGAATCTGTGAACTGTTTCCTGCCGGAATCATATACGCGCCATAGCCGTGAACGGCAATACCGTTTGTAACTAAGTCCTTAGTCTGAACAAATTTTGCTACGTTTGGTGAAAGTTTAGCACCGTCAGCGCTTGCTTCAACAGTTAAAACAGTTGCATTGTCAGCTGTCATTTTTTCAGTAATCTTAGCGGTGATAGTAGCAGGCAATGCTACATCTGCGGTATCATCTACAAATACAATAGCATTTGCAAACGGATTGTGTGTTATAATTTTCCAAACATGATAAAAATAATTCCACTCCATTGTCGAAGCCATATATTTCTCTGTAAACTTGTTCAGTTTATCGTACACTTGAAACCACTCTTCGTCAATCAAAATAGCTTTGACGTGTTTCATCAAATCAAGCTCAGTCTGCGTCACCTCTTCGAGCCCGTCAGATTTCTCGCGAATAGCAGTAAATCTGTCATTGTCAAAGGTAGCAAAATTGTCTACTAAGAACAGTCGGCCCATGAACTCCGCTTTATCCATATTGAACGCACCTGCTAAAACTTCAATGTCGTATTTAGCGTTATACATAGCGTCCATGAAAATAACCTGTCTTTCTTTTGGTGTAGTATTTTTAACGCCTGCTTCGTTGTACTCAGAACTCATGAACGGTAACATGTTTGAAAGACCTCTGAACTTAACTCCTGCATCAGCTGTTTTTGTTCCGTCGCCGATAGAAATTGGATACATTTTGCCGTGTGAAACTGCTTTAATGATGAGATACTTAAAAAGTAAATACTCATCATAGTTACTTGATGTGTAAATAGCATCAACCATTTTAGCGATTAAATTTGTTACGCCGTCGGCAGAAAGAAAAGCTAAATTTAAGTCGCTTTCGTTAATAGTTTCTGGATAAACAACACGCCAGTTAATAGCGTAAAATACAGATTTTACATCTGGGAAATTTCTCTGAAATTCTCTGGCTTTTGCCGATTCTTCGTCATAAACCTGTACATTTACAAGTGATGTGAAAATATCCTCAATGCTTTCCCCATAATTAAGATAACCTTTTTTAAGGATTTCATACGGATTATTGAAAGTCGCTGAACGTGCTTTCACAAGACCGATTCTGTTCACAAGTGCATTCAAAAACTGATTACTTAAACTCGGCGTACCGAAAATGATTTCACCTACTTTTGGGATATCAGCTTCTTTTTCAACAACAGGAACAGCGTTCTGATATTCAAGACCTGCGTTCTGTCTGATTACATTTAAAATATCTCTTGTTGTAGCATTTAACTTGCTAACTGCAACTCTTTTTGGCATTATAACACTCCTCTCTTACTCAAATAAATCTTCAAATTTTTTCTTTTCTTTCTCTTCTGGTTCTTCAATATCATCTTCTTCTACTTCTTCTTTTGAAGTGAAAAATCTGTCACGATATTTTTCACGCCATTTTTTGTCGTTTTCTTCGTATTTAGTTTTCCAATCTTCTGCGTTAGAAAAACTTTCAAGCGTGTCAGAAATATCTTCGATAAACCCGATCGCTTCGTCACTGTCATCTTCGCCAATTCTTTCTCTTACTTTTGCCATAATTTCATCAACTGTTTTGACTGCCATCATATCACCTCTTTCTTACATACATCCATATCGGCATTTTTTTCTTTTTTGTCGGCGTTGGTGGAACTGGTGAACCGCTGAAAACTTCATACCATTTTAACGCTAATTGTTGTCTTAATTCAGTATGATTTGTAGCAGGGTTTCTATCTGGTCTTTCATATGCTACCATAAACAGTATAGCAAGTTTATCGGGTGTCCAACCTAACGTATTTTCTTTGAACTCCTGTGCGGTAACACCTACCATGTCTGCGGTCGCCCCACTAGGTATATAAGGTGTTATAAAAGCGTTCGTGGTATACCATTGATTTTTTAGTATAAATAATTCACCGTCTAAGCAATTACATTGCACTGTTCCGTCTGTATACGGTGATAAATTTAGTGAATCACATGCTTCAATCAAATCGTTTTTTGGCGTCCACTGAAAAATTCCATACCCTGTTCCGCCATCTTCTTCTAATTCTGGATTGATACCGCTCTCTGCTTCTGCATTTCCAGCAAGTGCTGATATGGTTTCTAAACTGTAACCTAGATTACTAAATATCCCATAAAAAATATATGCATTATTTAGCGTTTCCGCTTCGGTTAAATGTGCGTTTTTTGAAATCCATTCAGCCATTATCTTATATACATCCTCGAATTATAAATAGCACACACCCATCCGCTAGGAATTTTAATCCATGTGTTACCGTTTTTGTCCATTGCAATTTCTTTACAAGTTACTTTTGTACCATGCATTAACTGTCCTCTTGAATTAGCGTGTTTTCTTCCATCAAGGGTAAGGCCATCAGCGTTTTTCCTCTTGCTTTTTACATCTGGTCTAATTCTAACATTCAAGTTGTCAACTGCAACTGTGTAAATGTGACCTACTTTAAAGTAAACATTGCTGTCGTTTTTTTCTTCACAAACTCGCCTTGCACATACTAAGTCTAATCGTCTGTATAAACTTGAAATAACCACGCCTCTACCTTTATTATTTTTCGTGTTTTTCTGTGAACCTATACTTTCAATCATTAATTCGTTACCGAGATAAATAGCACAATGCGTTATTTTTGTTTGTGATTTTCCGAAGAAAAGCAAGTCACCGCTTTTAATAGAATCTAAGGAAACAGATTTACCAATTAAAGAAAAACCCTGTGCTGTTTTTCTTACAGTTTTATAACCAGAATCTTTCAATGAGATGTACATTAAACCACTACAATCTAAACCACCCTCGCTCAAACTTTCACCACCCCATACATAGGGTGTGCCAATGTATTTTTTTGCGTTTTCAATTAAAGTTTCTGCTCTCATTTATTTCTCCAAACTTTCAATCAGTGTATTCATTTTTTCAATTGCAACCGTGTTATTCGAAATAACTGTGCTTAAATTGTCTACCTCGTTTTTATGTTGTTCGTTTAAAATGTCAATACGTTTGTTTGTTTCATCGTACATATATTTTACGAAGTAAGCCATTACACAACAAGCCACGACAGGAAATACATAATTCCCTAAGATGTTTAAAAAATCTGCACCCATGATTTCACCCCCCTTTTATAAGTTAATCTTATAAGATAATAATTTTTTCTTATAAATGAATTGTATCACATTAGTTGACAAAATTCAACAGGTATGCTATAATTCATTAATAAGAAATTCTTATAATGTAATAAGTTTTACTTATGAGAGGTAAAAAAGAAATGAGTGAAAAAGAATATTATGACGGTACAAAGCTTTTGTCGTTAAAAGACTTAAACGGAAACACACCTGAGATATATATGTGCACTGGTAATAGAACAGGTGGAAAGACTACATATTTCAATAGATTGTTGTTGAATAGATTCAAAAAAAGACAACAAAAATTTGCGCTTATATACAGGTATAATTATGAATTAGATGACGTTGCAGACAAATTTTTCAAAGATATTCATACATTGTTTTTTCCTAGTGATGAAATCACTAGCAAATCCAGAGCAAAAGGAATATACCATGAACTTTTTTTGAATGATGAAAGTTGTGGATACGCTTTAACACTGAATAGTGCTGACCAGATTAAAAAAATGAGTCATCTCTTTTCTGATGTAGAAAATATGTTTATGGACGAATACCAGAGTGAAACTAATCACTATTGCAATGATGAAGTCAAGAAACTAATTTCAGTTCATACCAGTCTTGCCAGAGGTCAAGGAAAACAGGTAAAATATTTACCGCTTTTTATGGCTTCAAATAGTGTTAGTTTAATTAATCCTTATTATAGCGTTTTAGAAATAGGAAACAGACTTAGAAATGATACTAATTTTTTAAGAGGTGACGGTTTTGTTTTAGAACAGTGTTTCATAGAATCGGCATCCATAGCACAACAGGAAAGCGGATTTAATAAAGCGTTTTCAAGGGATTCATATGTTGAATACTCAAGTCAGAATGTTTATCTGAATGATAATTATGCTTTTATTGAAACACCCAAAGGCAAGAACAAATATTTAGCAACCCTCATTTATAAAGGCCAAAAATATTCGTTACGGGAATATATGGATATAGGTATCATTTATTGCGGTAAAAATTATGATGAGAGTTTTCCTTTTAAACTTTCAATAACAACAGCAGATCACAATGTAAATTATGTTATGCTAAAATCAAACGAGTTTTTTATTTCAAATATGCGATATTATTTTGAAAAAGGGTGTTTTAGATTCAAAGATTTACAGTGCAAAGAAGCTATCTTAACTGCTTTATCATATTGATATCTTCTTATAATGTTTTTCATGTCACAACTAGGGCGCACGGTTGAAATTATACTGCTAGTGTGAATCATGGCTTTGCGAACCGTCTTGAAAAACTTATAAGATAAAGATATAAAAAAGGACGGATTGTAAAATCCGCCCTTTATTTTATATAGAAACAAATACATATATGTCGGACTGGCAACTGGGGTTTTGAATTATAATAGCATCCTTATCTGTTGTTATTGCGTGTAATTCAACGATTGTCTCTTCATAATTTCTCGCCCTTGTAACCGTTCTACCGTTTCTAATAATGTCAAAATAATTGTTTTGGTAAACATCATCATATAATTTAATACGTTTTTTAATTTCTTCGACTGTATAACATGGTCTTATATTAAGGATTATAGGATCTGGCAATAAAGAACTTAATTTTTTTCTTAAATCTTCTTGATTTTCAAATTCAATTTCTAGTTTCATTTTGTAAATTCTCCTCTTCAATAAAATTTTCTAAGCACTCATCAGCATACGGACAAAATAAACATGCATGTAAACACTGTCCGTCAATCCATTTTATTTTTAAAATTTTAAAAAACTGTTTTAATGTTACTTTTTTCACCATTTAATTTCACCTCAATTTCTATTGTTTCACCGATTAATTTTTCGGTGCTATATTTTACTACTTTTCCTGCTATTAAATTAGCTATGTCGTATACAGAAATATCAATTAATGCTTTCAATTTTTTCACCTCATTTCGTAGTAAGTTTCTGTTAACAATACGCCACCCTTTATTCTTTTAGGAAGTAATTTTCCCGGGATTTTTAAACCGACTTTAAAATCAGACATACTTCGTTTTGTTTTCAAAAATTCAAGCTTTTCTTTTGTTTTTAAATCCACTTTTGTATCTTCCAATGTATGCTCTGTCATGGATTGAATAAACAATTCCTTGCAAGTGTCAGGCATGCCTGCACACTTCACGTTATAATATGGATTTTTTAAAGGCTTCAAATCTTCGTGCGTAACGTGTTCAATATATGTTTTTTGTCGTGTAAAAATAGCTTCATCCCATGAACTCTCTAATTTCCATGCGCAGAAATTTGTTGGATGAACCTTGATTCCTTTTATTTCATCTGGCTGTAAATCACAATGAATACTATCTGTATCAGCATAAATGAAACCTTTTTTATCAGCACCATAATAATTTTTTTGTGCAGCTCTTATGGTGAAATTTCTTGCATAAGAAGTAATAGCCGCTCCGCTTGCTATATGTCCTGCTTTCTTTTCGTGTTCAGTAGATGTTATAAAACCAATGTTTCCATTTTCTTTTAAATATGCTACCTTGAAACTAGAATCGTCATTACTTGCTAATTTTCCGTATAGATTATTTAAAAAAAGTTTTGCTTCTGTTCTCTTTGCGCCTTTACTTGTCTCTTTTATTTTCCTGTATTTGCCAATGTATTCATCAAACATTCCTGTCAGTGCGTAAAACCAACAACCGTCTAAGATCTCAAAATCAACTAACTCATAATGTTGTTTTATCAATTCAAAATCAATCATTGATAAGGTTAAGGTTACACGTGTATTGCATTTTTTACCAGAATATTTTTCGATATATTCAGAATAATATTGCCGTGTTTCTTTATCATAATAATCTGATGTTGTCAAAGATTCTGTGCTTTTATATAAGAAAGAATCTTTTATCTGAATAAATGGTAAATACCCGTCTTTTAAATAAAACCTTGTTTTTACTCTTACATAATAAAAAGTTTCACTTGTTTGTGCTTCTTTTGGAATATAATTACCACACCAGAAAGACGCATACCCGTAAGGGTAACGATTACCAGATTCACTATGCATCATTGACGGATAAAGCGAATTTACATCTGCTGTTGTTCCGTTTCTTTTAATCTGATTTTCTTTGCCCTTTACAAGATAGCACCAACCACCCCTATATGCTTTACGAATATAAGCATCTGCGTTATCATAACCGTATACACTTTTATCAATTTCTTGTTTCGTCAAGTCTGGAAAAAGCATTTTATAATCTGTTTTTGAAACAATTCTTTTGAACTCTGACAAACAGCAACTTCCAATAGTTAATTTATCGTGACCCTCGTCGAAAAGAATTTCGAGTGCTTCTTTTACAACTAGAACGTCATTTGCGATATATTTTTTTTCCTTATCAGTTATTTCACAACCTGCAAACCTTTTTCCCTTGTATTCCATTTCAAGCTTTTTGTGCCTCGTTCCAAACGATTTTCCGATTTGTTTCACTGAAAAAGGAAGAAGTTTCAATGAATCTCTGACTTGAATTATAATACCATTTACTTTAATAGTGAATGTGTACCATTGCCCCGTTCTTGAAATAGAATATTTAAAGGTATTATTTTTCATGTCTTTTTCTTTTAACCATTTATACGACGTTTTTTCATCATTCAAAATTTCATAAGCTTGTTCAAATTTGCATTTATTAATAAAATAATCAAGCCAGAAAGAACCGTCAAATTTTAAATTATGATAAAACACACAAATGTTTTCACGGAACGACTGTAAATATTGAAAAGTTGCATCTATGCTTTTCAAAATGACTACATTATCTGTATTCATTTCAACGATAGCAGAAGCCCACACTTCCGTTGAAGTTTGTGAGTGAATATCTTCATCAACAGTTGTTTCGAAATCACCGACAAAATATCTATATCTTCGCTCATGCATTAGTAATCAACAAAACTTTCATAGTATTGGTTCAATTCCTCAATCATTTCAGCTTCTTCAAACGATAACGCTGAACCTTTTAATATTTCAGCTATTTCGTTAAATGAAGCAATAATTTCAGATTCGTTGCTGTCGTGCATTATTTTATCCAATAATACTCTTATTCTATCCTTATTATCGTATAGATATTCTGAATACTTTTCAAACGTATTGTATTTTGAAGAAATATCAGCACGATCATTAATCAAAGAAATTAAAAAATTGTTGTGTGGTGTAAAATCAAGAAAAACTTGATATGAAATATAACGACCGTTTGGCAATTCATTTATCATTGAAATAATTTCATTGATAAAGTCAAAAGTAGGTGCTTTTTCCTGTTCTCTTTTTTTCTGCTCTGCTTTTCTTTTTCTTGTCTCAGCGCCTTTTTTCGCTGACGCTGAACGCTCTCTTTTTCGTGCTTCTAAACCAGACAACTCACGAAAATCTGAATATAAGCCACGGTATGTAGCAGAAGCGTATAACTTTTCTGGCGTTATTTTTTTCAGTTTTTCAACTGATGCTTTTCTAATACGCTTCGGTGGCTCTGGCTCTTTGAAGTTAAAAGAATAACCTCTTTTTTCAGTTCTCTTGATAAAGCGTTTTATTCTATTTATTTCTTTTTTATATTGTTCCTTGTATGTCATTTTTCCATCACCTCGTAAAAGAAGCGAAGCGGTTGTTTTTTCCGCTCCGCTTTATTTGTTCTACATTAACTGATTTACATCGAGTACGCAATTAATGAAATCACGTCCACTTTTTGTTACACCAGATTTCTTGATGATTGAAAAGGCTTCGCCGTCCATCAGTTCAAAGATTTCAAGAAATGAACGCTTAAACGTCTGAGACTGACAAGCGTATACTTTTTTGTCTGGTGTGATAAGTGAGAGAATATCAGATTCTTCGCCATCCTTATTTTTATCCTTAAACAGTAAATAACCATCGATAGGAATTGAAGTTTCATCACTCACATTTTTAAGTGCTTCTACATTTGGTGAGGATGTCATAAGATAAATTTCAACTTTTGAAAATTCTCGGCTGTTTTCATAAATCTGCATTTTTATTTACCTCTCTTTTCTAGTTCTCTTCTTTTTTCTGTTTTACGATTTCATGAGCGTACTGAATGAATAAGCTTTCTGGCATACCCATTAAACACTCTTTTTCCTCGTGGTCTACGACTTCCACGCATTTAAGGGTATCTGTATCATAGATTTCTTTAGCTTTTGTCAGCATGTCAGAAACTTCTTTATACGTGCGTGGTAAAGTCACCTCAATATTTTTTACCTCGCCAATTGAAATATCAACACACATCAATACGCAGTGCGTGCTTTTAATTGTCCTAGTTACCATGTTTTCTTTTCTTGCCATTTGTTTTACCTCTTTTTTTTTTTTTGCTTTTTGGCAACTTCTGTCTAGGGATTCGAACCCATACAGTCCAGTTACACGACAGAAACTATAAATTTTCAAGGAAAGGAAAAAGACAAGTACCATTTGTTTGGTACAATATTATAATAGCATATATTATAATTATTGTCTATTTCTTTATTCTTATAACATTATAAGTACCACTTATAATATATTATTAGCAACAACTAACTTACTACATTTTACAGAAGTCAGTTAATCAGAGCTAACTCTTCATATTCTGATGAATTCATCGAGATAGCATTTTCTACCGTTTCTATAAAAGTAGGAAATGCCGTTTTTGTCAAAGTGCATAGTTACACGCCTTGGCTTAATTAACTCATTTCTGTCGTTAAGGTCAGCTACTACGAACTCGCAAGTGCCTAAGTCAAACTCGTCCGGCTGATATATTGCTATTGCTGAAAAAGCTGACAGTGACAGAATAGCAATAGGTGTTTGTGATTCGTACCTCTTGCAACGTGGCGTTTTTTCTGTAATTTTTCTCATTTTCTTGTCCTCTTTTCTTTTTTTTACCTTGCGATAATCCTGCCTAGGGATTCGAACCCATACAGTCCAGTTACACGACAGGCTAATACGCTAATTTGCGTATTTTACTGATGCGAGCCAGAAGCCCTGCATCATGTTATAAATTGCGTCATAACAATATTGCTTTGTGCCAACGGCGTATATTGTTCCGTTTTCAGCGTTTACAACGTGGGCATAACCGTTATAATAACGAACCTCAATTTTCTGACCTACGATTTCAGAAAAATATTCACTTCTTTCTTGCAATAATTTTTTTGTCATTTTCTTGTCCTCTTTTCTTTTTTATTTACCTTGCGGTAATCCTGCCTAGGGATTCGAACCCATACAGTCCAGTTACACGACAGGCTAATACGCTAATTTGCGTATTTTACTGA